GAGATCCTTGAGGCGCAACGGATTAGCAATCCGTGCGCGAAGTTTCATCGTGCGCTGGCCTAGCATTCCTTCGGGAATGCCAGCGCCAATGTGAAATCCAAGTTCTCCTGCTTTGAACTCCGAAAACCATTGATTGGTTTGATGTTCTGCTTCAATTGTGTACCCGGCCTGGTATGCGGCATCATCAACCATCCGTTGCGCGGTCGCGGTGTCTCCGCGCTCAACGGCAGTCATGTAGTCGGCGTCCATGCTGGAGATGGCGGCCTGCTCAAAAATCTTTGGGCTACCAACATTGAACCGGCGCGACAGCGGGACGATATTGCCAGCCTCGTCGCGGGTTACGGCGTCTGCAAGCTTGATCTTGTTCTCGTTCAAGACAACGGTAGAAATGAATGTTCCATCTACCGCATCCGGGTCCTCATCAATCAACTTGACAATGTCGTATCCATCTTCCGCAGCGGTTGCCTGAATATCTTTCCACCTTCGTCCGCTCCCTGTTCCTTCCCAGTCATAAAGGCGACCGCTCATAACAGCGTCTTCAGGAGTAACGGATTCTCCAGAAGCACGATCAACAAAATCCCAATTCCCATCTTCAGACCATTTACGAATCCATGCAATGACTTCTGGTGTTTGATTTGTCAAGTCAAGCGTTCGTCCGCCAACATAGAAGCGTCTGGCACCACCTTCTTTGCCAGCATATTTGTCAGCGACATACTGATTTGTAGTCGTGAAGATTCCGGGTTCTCGTCGTGCGCCTCGCCGATATTCCGTGATTTGTGCTGCGTTACGATCTCCACGCCAAACAATTTCCGTTAGTCCACTTGCCTTTGCCGCCTCGTCCACCATGCGCTGCGCGGTCGCCATGTCGCCGCGCTCGACGGCAGCCATGTAATTCGTATCAATACGCGCCGCCTGCTCCATCGCCTGAACTGGCATCCCTTCGCCAACAATCGTCGGCGGATACTTGCGGTTGTATTCCTCCGGCGTGATGCCCATCGCAGCGGCATCTACTACCGCCATCGCCTGGTGGATCTTCGCGTATGTGCGGGCCTGCACGTCTGAATAGCCGACCGCCTTCACCGCGTTGAAGATCGAATCCTCGACCGCCTGCGCCGACTGCACGAACGCGGCATCGACCGTCTGCTTCTCCTCCATCAACTTCTCGGCCTGGGCGACAATCTCCGCACGTGACGCCTCAACGGCCTGCGCCTCGGTCGCGCTAATCGCGTCCGGAGCGAGCCGCATATGTGGCAGCAATGCGTTGCCAAGATCCGTGCCGGCCAGCCGGGCCGCGTACTGCGCGGTCGGGATCGTCACATCGCTGCCCGTGGTAGCGGCATCGCGCACCTTCTGGGCCAGCCCTGGCACCACGGCGTCAAGCTGCGAGTCGGTCACGGCGGCCTGCTCGAGGACGCCGCGCATGGTGGCTCCGTCCACGAACACGGTCTCGGCGTTGGTGCCAGCCGCCTGCGCAGCCACGAAACGCTCGTATGCGCCGACATCACGACCGCGCACCTTGCTCTCGGTCGCGTTTTGGGTCAGGCTCTCAAAGAACTTGGTTTGCTTCGTTGTTTGCTTTGCACGTCGCAAATCAATCGCAATGTTGATTCCTGGGCCGATGCCGCCGATTGCGGACACGCCAAGCGCAGTCCGAACAATTACATCCGTCAACTCATTCTTGATGCTCTGGCGGCCTTCACGTGTGGCAAGTCTGGATTGGAATGCCTCTGGATCAGAGATATAACCACCCATTTCATCGAACGCGATTTCGACAACCTGCTGGCTGACTTCAGTACCAATTTCACCACCGACACCCTTGGCATATGACGTGCCGAAGTTAGCGATCGCCTTGCCAACGGTTGGGCGTGTCACCGCCTCATTGGCGGCATCCATCACCATCCGCGACCACACGCCCTTGAACGGAGCGGCCAGCAACTTGACACCGTATACCTCAAGCGCACCGCCAAGCAATCCAACGCCAAGCGCAGTAACGCGAGCAACATCTGGGTCCATTCCGGCATCCAGATTCTTCATGTAGTTGTTGCCGGCCATCACTCGTCCAGATGTCGAAATCATTGCGCTAGTTGCACCAGCGCCCATTCCAAAGATGGTTGCAGCAGGCACCGTGACTATTTCTTCCGGCAAGAAGATTTGTGGTCCAAATTGCCCGGCGAGCAATGCTCCGCCAGCACCAATACCGCCACCAATCACAGCGCCTTTTACTGATTCTTCTGCGGTGCGCTCAATCTGTCCAAGCAGTTCTCCGGTTTGACGCCAGAAACCAGTATCTCCGGCAAGATCCGCCAACTCCTGCTGGTATGCATTCCATTGGCGCTGTTCATCTTCGGTTGGCTTTCCACGCAATTGTGCGGTTGTGCCAAGCAACCCAGCCTCGGTTGTAATTCTTCCTGTTCGGAAGCCTGCCATGAATTCGCTCGGCAGCTCCGAAACATAATCCATTGTCTGCGCAAGTTTCTCCAGCGTTCCAACGTCATCGCTTGCCTGGTTGGCAAACGTCCTGTCCATCAGGAACGATGCCAGCACCGGGTTTGTCCGCGCGATGTCACGCGCCTGCATGTCGGCCATAAACGCGCGCTGACGCACCTCGTCCATGTTCCGAAGCGCAACGTCCTGCCCGACACCGATACGCGCACCGAGCCGTGATGCCTCCGCAGCCTGGTCAGGGTTCACACGGGACGCGCTCATTAGCGATGACATCAACGGGATCTGGTCCCGGTTCACGATGTCAAGCACGTCCGGATCAACGGGCTCTGGAATCGTTGGCTGCGACATCGCAGGCTCTTGCGACACCGGCTGTCCGATGACAGCCAAAACATCCGGATCGACCGGGCCGCCCTGGTTCTGCGATGGTGCGAACTCTGCGCGGCGCTCGTCTGGTGTAAACGGAATCATTGTGCTGGCTTGCCCTTACGAATCCAATAGTCGGCGAGTTGAGTCATCGTCGGATTGCTGACGCCTGCCTTGCGGAAAGCCGGCAGTGCAGTTCCAGTAATCCATGTCTGCGGCATGTCCATCAACTTTACCTGCGCATCTCCGACCATGACGTATGCGGATTGACGCTGCTCTGGCGTCATTGCACCGAGGCTCATTTGCTTGTCCCACCACCAACTGCGTTCGACATACGCCTGCTCACCGTACTGAATGATCGCACCGTCGATCACCCGCTGCTTCTCCTCGCGTGACAGTGGCCGCTTCTGTCGCTCCTGCTCGGCGTCAATCATGGTCTTGACCGAATTGCGGAACATGAGCGAAGCCTGCTTGTCCTCATCCGACTTCGGATCTGCCATCTTCGTCATGTTGTTGGCAAACAGCGTTGCCTCCAACTGGTCGGCATCGACCGTGGCTGCGATCACCTTGCCTGGCGCATTCACGTCGCCGAGTAGCTTGATATAGGTGTCTCGGGTCATCCTGCCACGGTTGTCCTCGAGGTATTCCCGAGTCAGAACGCCTGGATTGCGTGCGATCTCCTCCATGACATCCAGCTCATCCGTCTGTCGCTGGGCCTTGAGGAACTTGGCCTGATCCTGTGGCTTGAGCCGGCCCCAAGCAGACGGCGGGACATTCGCCACCGTATTGCCGGGCGCGGCAAGGAATTGCTCCATACGGTCGATCAGCAGGCCATACTCCTGCCGCTGGAGAGCCTCCTCCTGCCCGTATTGCGTCCGTAGAGCCGCCTGGACGCCCTTGCGGATCTCCTGATCCTTGATGCCGTCCGCAATGTCCAAAGCGTCCCGGAGCGATCCTGGCGCTTCCTGCGGGTTGTTGGCCTCATCGTCAGGCATCCCGACCCTGCCATAGCCACGGATCGTGGTCGCGTACTGGTCGATCATCCATCGGTCACGGTTGGCGTCGATGCTGGACAGCAATGGCTGCGCGGCCTTCTCCTCGAGGTTGCCGGCCTTCAGTTCCGCCTTCACAAACTTGTATGCCTCGTCATAGTCGCTCTCGAGCATCAACCGATTGACAACGCCATCCGTGACCTGCGTGCGCACCTGAATGACCAAAGCCTTCATCTGTGGAGAATCCTCTGTAAAGCCAAGTGCCCTGCCAGCGGTGCGGATCTCGTTTTCGGCGACGCCGAGGTTGATCGCATAATCAGACATCGGAACATCGCGATTCTCGTGGTCCTCAATTGCCAATTGAATGAACTGCTCTCCACGCGCACGAGCGGATTCGACCGTTGCTTTCTTGACCTCGGCATCGCGGTGATTCAACATCTGCGTCTGCGCAGACATCATGTGGCGAGCCATGACGTTTCGATACATGGACTTCTGTGTATCGTTGTCAAGACTGTCAAGGCTTCCACCAACGATCTGCGCCATCGCATCTTCCGTTTGCGCAAATCGCTCCGCAGCTGCCAGACCGGATGACCGCAAGTAACCATCCTGACCTCGCAGAACGCTATTGAATTGCCGCATCGACTCCAATTCAAAGTTTTTGGCTTTTGACTCGTCAATCGCGTCCTGAATCGCACTGCCGATGCGGAATGCAACGTCGCCGGCCTGCGTCATTGCACGGCCAAACTGCACCTGCTGCTGGGCGGCAAGGTTCTCGGTGACTGCCACCTGCGGTGCCTGCACCATTCCGATGTCGCCTGCGCCTCCCGGCGCGACCTGCGGTACGAACGTGGTAGGTACGGTCGGCATGGATTACGTCCTCTGCTGGCTCACGCCAGCCAACAGTTCCTCGATGCGGCGGTTACGAGCCCACATGCCGCCAATGTCCGCCGCGCTGCCAAGCAGGCTCGTACCAAGCGCCAGACCGGGATAGATCGTGCCGGCAGTCGCCTGCAAGTTCTGGGCCGAGATGTCGGCCATCGTCGCACCGACGCCGATGTTGAACGCCTGCAACTTGGCAGCCTCGGCTGCGCGCACCGTCTGCGCGTTCATGCTCAAGCGGTCAATCTCCTTGATGAGATCCATGCTGCCCAGCACCTCGGTAGGCGTGCCCTCGCCAAGCGAGATGCCTCGAGCAGCCATTGCCGCCTTCGCGCCGGCGCGTGCCTGGCCGGCCTGCATGGCGTACCTGCCGAACCGCTCCTGCCCTTCGCGGCTGATTTCGCCAGCCGTGAACCGGGCCATGCCCTGGTTGATGCGGGCCATCTCGGCGGCGAACCGCTGGTTCTGCGCCTGCATCTTGAGCTGGTTCTGCTGGCTCTGCGCCGAGTAGTACGAGCCGATGGCGCTGGTCGCAGATCCAAAAATCGCCATGATCGGGCCAGCCACGCTGAACGCCTCGGCGAACTGCGCTGCGGTCGATGGCGCTGCCGCAGCCGGCGCATTCGCAGCAATGGCCTGATTCTGCATGCTCGTCAGGTACGGGTAGTTCTGCGCCTGCGTCAGCATGGTGTTGTCCATGCCTGGGAAACTGAAGCCCGGCGTATTCGGCGTGGTTGTCACGAATCCCATATCAGCCTCCGATAGCGACCTCGAGGGTGAGTCCAACAATCGTCAGCGGCAGCGGATCAACCTGCCGCACATAGATTTGACCATTTTGCTGCCAGGTCGGCGTCAGCTTCACGCCAACCTCGTCAGTCTTCAGCGATGGCGGCGATCCGTATGGTTCCGTCGTGCGCCACTTGGCCTCAACCAACTTGTTTTCGCTCGGTCCCACAAACAGACCGCTTGACCTGTAGACGCGCACGAACGCCTCGTTGATGTTCTTGGCTCGGCCCTGACCGAATGCCTCAATCTGCAACGTCAACGGCAACGTCTGCAAGTCGCTCTCGTATGGCAGGCCCACCGTGATGATTGTGGACGGACGCTGGATCGTGACCGATCCACCAGTCACCACAACCTGCGGCATGACAGCGCCATCACCCAGCACGCTGACGGTCTTGCCCTCGAGGTGCGATAGGCCGCTGACCGTGTCGCGAGCCCAAGCCCAGACCGCCGTGGCCACGCCTCGCAGGGCAACCGCCAGCGTCTTGTCCACTCGCGCAGTCGCTACCGTCGTGCTGGTCGTGGACAGGATCGTGAGCCTGTACTTCGTGCCATCTGATCCAGTAAGCACGATCACGTCACCGACATCGGTCGTGGCCGGGAACTGGAAGATCGCGCTGCTGGCAGTGATCGTCAGCACCTCTGCCGGCGTCCAAACCGTGCCGCCCGTAACCGTGACCGTCGTTGCCGTCGTGTTCGTGCCGTTGTACGTCAGGCCGCTATCGACGTGGAAACAGTTCTCAAGCGTGGACACGGACCGCGTTGCGAACCGCTCGACGTACCGTTTCGTGTTGCCTCCGATTGTGCGCTTCACGATGACGTAGAGCGCATCCTCGGTGCCCTCGGCAACAGCAGTACAAGACTCAAAGTCACCGTCCGTGTCGTGCCTGTGCCAGGCAGCCACCTGCTGCTCCGGGATATAGGTCAGGCCCAGCATGTCGCCATTGCTCGAGATGAACCAAAGCAATGGGTGCGGAGCCTTGCTGTAGCACATGTCCGTGATGGACAGTCCATCAAACAGGTGCGTTGCGCGCAGCGACAGGTCGCCGGTCACGAATCCGCTGGCCTGCCACGAATAGCCAAGTTCACGCACATGGCCGTCACGGGCAGAGCCATAAACCACCGTGTTATTCACGATGGACGGCTGGACATTGCTGGCACCAACGTATGACTGCGGCCGCACCGAAATTGTGGTCGGCGTGATGACATCGCTATTGACCGGACTGATCCGCCATTCCGCCGCGCTCGTCAATGCGAGCAGCTGCGTCAGCGGGACAAGGTGGCGAATCGTGTTTGCCTCTCGAGCGGCGACGCGGAACTTGATTCGATCCGTGTCCTCTGTCGGGATCGAATACGACATGTCGCTTTCGGTGCCGCTCTTGGTCATCCAGATCGTTTGCGGCGCGTTGTTCGTGCCAGCAAACAGACGCCTCTGCTCGAAGTAACTGACCGCGCCGGGGTAGTTGTTGACGCTGCTGAAGACGGTGTCATACACAGGCGGCGTGATGCCAGTATCGGGCGCGATGTTGTCGTCGTTGATGGACGTTGAAGCCGTCTGGCCGATGAATCCATACAACCCGCCCTGCAACTTGTAGACGTTGTAGCGTGATGCGCCGGCGACAGCAGTCCATGCGATGGTCACGAATCCTGGAGTCGAATTGCCGAAATCAACAGACACCGTGGCGGAACTGCTCTGCACACTTTCGCTGACGTCGTCATCCGCGACTGCCGTCACCACATACGAATAGTCGATGCCTGATCCGAGTCCAGTCAAGGTCGCAGTCACGCCGGTCGGCGCAGTAACAGACGCCGCGAAATTGATCGTGGTCAGGGTCCAGGTCGTGGCACCAAGCCTGCGCAGCTCACGCGGCGCATAGTTCGGATGCACCAGCGTCAGCACGTCAGCCGACTGCACGTAGTGGATATCGAACAGGTCTGCCTCGGCATACGGGGTCGGGATCTCATAGATGCCGGCAGGAAGTGGATACCAATACGTCGCATTGGGCGGCGTCTTGTTGATCGCCTTGGCAATGCAGTAATAGTTGACGCCTCCGGACGAAACCAGAGATCCAATTGCATACGGCGTCGCGCCAGTGTGGACGCCACTGCCTGCGCTGCTTGTGACGATTGGAATGCCGCCGGCTGCGGTCGCGATTTCAAACGTGTTCGTCGCCGCGTTGATGACGTAGTACACGGTGTCAGGCAGCATGCCTGTCGGCAACGATCCAGTAGTTGTGAATCCGACTTCTGCTCCGTTTGCAAGGCCATGTCCCGACCAGTTGATGACGGTCGGCGTGCTGGCCGTGTGTGTTCCTGACTGCGACCCGGTTGTGTCGATAGCCGTTCCGCCAGATGTCAGCGACAACCTGAACGTATTCAAGGCGGAGTTCACGACGTAGTACACGACTCCAGGCAGCAATCCAGTTGGCAATGCTCCTGTCGTTGACAGAATGACGCGATCTCCGTTTGACAGTGTGTGACCAGTCCACGTCACGACTCCGGGACTTGCAATCGTGATGGTGACAGTTGCCTGCTGCGATTGAGTAATCGTGACCGTAGTGCCAGGCACATATGCAGATGGGCTGCCGGGCCCGAGCGTCGCACCCTGCGTATGGAATCGGAAGTAGTTCGGACCCATCTCCAACACCATCGTCTGGGTGGTGCTGAACGTGAACGGAATCAAGCGGGTGCGCTTGGTGCTGTCCTTGACCTCGCGCACGAACGCCGTGCCGGCCCGGTTCTCTGCCGGACCCTGCGGCGTCGCAATGAAGTTCCGCATCGTGGCAGCGCCGGTCTGGAACTTGATGTCATCCAGCCGGCCCCACATCTCGGGCGACACCTCGCCGCCTGCGAAGGATCGGTTGTAAGTGCGGGTCTGCGGCATATGTCAGCGCCCGCTCATCCAGGTCGTGATGTGTTCCGGCTTGATGTTGCGCTGGTTCGCGTCAGACATGCGAGCCTGCTGCATGTAGCCCATCATCATCTGGGTGCAACGCTTCGCTTCAGCTGCGCCCTGGTCGCCCTTGATGACTGGACCAGCCAGCATCGATGCAAGATGCCACGAAAGCGCCATCACGAACAGCGGATCGAACTTGGTCGGATCGGTCACAAGCGCCTGATAGCGCAGGATCGCACCTTCCTGATTCGTGTAGATGACCTTGTTGCCGTTGGTGTCAGTCTCAATCGAGTATTCCTGCGGCACGTACACGCCGGCACCAACGAACGGAGTGTTGATCCAGCCCCAGCCGTAACGGTCGGCCGGGTACGGTCGAATGGTGTAGTCGTTCTCGACCTCGGGAGGGAGAACAGACACCGCAACCATCATGTCGCCTGGGCATGCGTAGGCGTAACGCCACATCGTGTATGGCATCGTGACGCTGGCAAGTGCCACGCGGCGCGACGCGAAGTTCCAGTTGTGCATTTGCAGCAGGCTGTCTCGAGCGATCGCATAGAACCGCGCGCAATGCTCCGCCTGTGCAGATCCCTCCGGCGGATCAATGCTGGCGACTGTTGCATCGTCGCCAAGGTGCGCCAGTGCCAGATTGCAGATTTCGACTTCGGATGCCATGCCTGCCTCCTAGTGATGGAGGGGAGCCGGGGTTGCCCCGCGACTCCCCTCCTGTCACTGCGAACTCACATCGCCTTATCCCTGCTGCTGATCGTGCGAAACCGCCTTGCGTGGCCGGCCAGGTCGCCGCTGAAGCGGAGTTTCCGCAACAGCAAGCGCTTCTTGGACTGGCCGTGCAAACTGTCCGTCTAGGACGGTCAGATTGCCGTTCGGCGGGCCGTTGTACTCAAAGACTTCACCCTCCTTGCGGAGGCCGTTGTCTACGAAGCACACAGTATTCGCGCGGACCTTTGGCATGGATCAGGCTCCTTGAATCACGTCACCCGGAAACCACTGGCGTAGAACTTGCGTCCGTCCTGCACGTTGTGCACGATCTCGGCAAGGATGCTTCCAGTGGTCGGATTGGTGCCGTTCACATCGTAGCGGGCGCCGAGGTAACGCAGGCCGAGGCTTGCGATCTGCGGCGGCAGAGCGACCACGTACTGCTTGCCGGCGGTCAGGCCAGCGAGCAGGACGTTCGTCTCTGCAAGAACGGTGTGCGACGAGAGGTTGGCATTCGCAGAAATCACCACCTCGAGGTCGAGGCTGGTGAGAGTGTTGAATGCCTCAACCACGGTGAACACCATGAACAGATCCGAACCCTCACCGATGTCTCGGGCGGTGCCGAGGTCAATGGTGTCGGTCGAAACGGCGTCAGCGGTAATCGCCTGACCCGTAATGGCGGAGCCGGGGGTGTTGGACCCGGACACAACGAGAAACTTGTCAGTAATCATTGTTGTTTTCCTTTCTGTCGGGTCTATCAGGACACGACGGCTTCGGTGTTGACGATGGCATCCACGCGGCGCAGAGGCACGCCCTGGAACGACAGCCAGCTGTACGGCATTCCGAACTGCGACAGGCCCTCATTGACCTTCAGGACGTACTGGCTCTTGTCGAGCGCAGCAATCGCGAGGCCGCTGTGGACAGTGCGGTTCATGTAGAACGCAGCCCGACCCATGCCCATGTTGGGAATGCGGTACAGGGCACGGCTCATCAGCTTGATGATGGCCGTAGCAGCTCCGGGAGCCTGCGTCGTGGCCTGCGCAATCAGGTCATCGGTGTCGATGTTGCAAATGCGGACCACGTAGCGCCAGTCCTTGACCACAAGACCGTTCTTCCACTGGTAGCGGGTGGCATACGCCTGGAGACGGGTGCCATCGCTGTTGTAGACGGTCTGCTCGCCAAGATCCTCGTGGATCAGGCCAGCCGCGCTGCCCTTGGGGAACGGGCAGTACACGGTGTTGTCACCCCACACGACGAGGTAAATCGACGTGTTGCTGGTGGCATCGCTGCCGCCGGCGGTGATTACGTTCTGCGTATTGTTTGATCCGGACAACGACGAGTAACGCGGCGCCAGGCCGAGAAACTGCTTCGGATCGGTGGAGGGGTTGCCATAGAACATCGTGGTCGCCTGGGTCTGGTTCATGGCCTCAAGGAAGGCCACGTCCTCGGACAGGCGGAACTGCGCGGTGTTGCCGTTCAGCATCGCAAGATCCTTGTCCACCTCGCTGCGAGCCTCGAGGATTCCGCAAGCCTCGTCCACCTGCGCGGTCGTGCTCTTGCTGCTCGGGATGCCCTGGTTCAGCGCGCGCCAGTAGACGCCTGGCAGACCAGTGCGGATCACGACGCGCTCGCCGGTGGGCAGGTTGCCCTCCTTGAAAACGCAGTCCTCGAGGATTTCGTTGCTCTGGGACAGCAGCTCCGCGATGACCGGCACGCGGCCCTCGGGATCGGTTCGCTTCGCCCAATCGGCGAGCGTCAGGTTAGAAGTGGAGAGAGTTGCCATTGTGATTTCCCTTTCGTGGGATTAGGTGTTACTTGGGTACAGAGCATCGGCGAAGTCACCAAACGTCTTCGGGCCGTTCTTGGCCTGTCCGACACTTCCGGTGACAATCCGATCCTCACTGATTGCCTTGCCTGCGCGGTACATGAACCGGATTACTTCCGGGTGATCGCCCAGGCCAGACGTGTTGAGCAGCGTGCGAAGTTCGGACGTGCCGAACGTGTCAAGAGCCTTCTTGGCAGTGGACAGGTTCTCGGCCAGCTTGTCGCCGCCGAACTCCTGGTCAGACTTGGCTGACGCAACCCACTCGCCACGAATGGCCTTGACCTGCGATTCTTGACGCTGGGCCAGCGTTGGGCCCATACGGTCGAGAATCTTCTGCGCGGCATCCTGCGTCAGGTTCAATTCGCGTGCAACCTCGGAGAAGTTCTTCACCACCTCCGAGTCGAACTCGCGGCCTTCTGGCGCCTTGAATTCGTACTTTTCAGGAGCCTTCGGCGTTTCGGCCTTGGTCTCCGTCACGTTGTCCGCAGCCTTGCTCTCCGTGGCCGGCTCGGCGGCTGAAGAGTCCTTCGGCGCAGTTGCCTTCTGCCCATCACCATAAAGCGCCTCTGCCGTCGCAGAAGCGCCGCTAGGTGCCGAAGATGCCTGGGAGCCGTTAGTTGGAGTTGCGGCTTCCATCATCGTTGGTTCGTTCATCTGCTGTCTGCTCCTTCATCATGGTTGGATACAGTTCCGGGCATTGCGTGTGGATCATGCCCAGAATGCGAAGCCCGTAGTTCCTGTGACCTTCGGCGAATGACATTGCCATCGCGTTGGTGTTGAACGACGAACGGAACACTCCTGCCTGATCCAGAAGCCGCCAAATGACGCGGCGGCCCCGCTTGTTGCCCATGAGCCATTTGAGATCCGCCTCTTCATTCTCCCGAGCCAGCCGTTCACGCAGTTCGCGTTCTGCCTTGCTGCGATCCTGGCTGCGCAGGTCAAGCGGGTCGTAGTTGCTCACGTCGGGAATTTATGAAATGCCAGATTTTGTACGGGCACCGTCACGTGCTGGTGATCTTGAGATTCCATGCTTCAAGCGTGATGAACTCGTTGGCGGTTGCAATCTGCCCGGTGATGGCGAACGTCTGCGCGATGCCGAATCCGCCAGTCGGGGTCATGGTGACGTTTGCGCCAGTTGACGCACCGTGTCCGGGTGCCGCAAGAGCGTTTGAAACTAGGGTCGTGGCTGTGTTCGCCCACGCCTGCTTATCAACGGACAGGCTCGCGTTCGATGCGGCAACCGTCTGCGAATACCATCCGGCATCGCCGATGTTTACCTTGAAAATCTTGTTGTTGGCGCTTGCTGTCATCGCAAACAGCGCGTCAATCTCAAGTTCCATGCCTGGCTTGATCGCGTTCGCCGGAATGGTCACCGAAGCAAGAGTGATGTCGTTACCGACAACCGTCACGGTTGGAGTGCCAAGACCGGCAGCGTGCGGGTAGTTGATGGTGATCTTCGTAGTGGCCGCGCTGACATCGGTGACCGCGTACAGGCCGTTGACGCCAGTACCGCCAGCCCAGGTGACGCGAACAAGCTTGTTCTGCGCGACAGCATTCGTGAGGCTGTGAATGCCGGCGCTCACCAGACGCACGCTGCCGCTGCTGTCCTCGTAG